ATGGATTGGAAGTGTTGGAACTTCTGGCTGCTGAAGTTTTATGCACCCGCAGAGGATAATTCTTCCGGTGATTTGATTAAAAGCTACCGGGCAGTAAATTCCTGCAGCATTGTGCAGAAATTAAGCGGCGAATGTACGATTGATGCAAGCCTCCTTACCAGAAGTACAGAAGGCTATGTTGATGTAAACAGCCGATTGGAATTGGATGGATTGGTGTTCTATGTCACTGGACTTAAGAAAAATATATCCGGCGGTATATGCTATACGCAGTTTACTGGAGAACACATCACCTACATTCTCAATAACGATGAATACAAGGTTACGGCATTTGAGCAATCTGGTACGGTAAAGAGTATTTTAGAAACTCTTTTGATGGGAACACCCTTCAATGTCGGTATCGTTGATATTGAGGAAGAGGTCACTTTGCGAATCAATAAGGAATGTACCCGCCGTGCTGCCATCATGCAGCTTTTGGCACTTGCCAAGGGAGAAATCGAGTATTATGGCTACACCATTGGTATTCGTGGTCATGTGGGAAACGAAACACCGATTGATATTGTAAATAAGGCATCCGTTCAGGATATCAGCTTTTCTTACAGTGTTTCTGATAAGACTACGAACTACGAGATTTCTCTATACAAAAAGGGTTCTCTTGAACTCGGTGATGAATTGATTGTGGCATTCAAGCCTATGGCAATTCAGACAGAGAGCAGAATCGTTGGTATGGACTGGAATCCATTCAACCACAAGGAAGTAAGAATCACAATCGGTGCGTACATCCCCACCTTGAACGATTCGCTTTATGAGTATATCAATGCCGTGCAGAACATCCGTGATACCACGGCGAAATACACGGTGGAATTTGGCGAGATGATCGGGAACGGTACTTTTTATTTTACCCGTGCCTACCATGACAGACCTTACTTCCATATTCACACGAGTGATGGCAGCGAAGGTGTCATCACGCTTAATCGTAGCGGCGGCAGTGAATTTGGCTCGTATGTAGGAGCAACGCTTTCTGGGGTGGATACTACTACATCAACACTGCTTGTTTTCTACTGTACCGTCCCAACAGACGAAGAATAACCGGAAAGGAGTATTTATGGCAGGCATATTTAATGATGAAAAATACAAGAGTTCATCTGAAAAAGCTATTGAATTTATCAAAAGACAGATGAATGTAAATAACTATACCCTGCATCCGGTGCTGAAAGAAGATTATACGGATGCACATACAGGCCGTGTGCTTGCTGCTGTTAATATCCCGGAGGACGCCATAGTCAATTATCCGAATTATATCTGCTGCGACCAATTTTACGATGAAACCTATGTAGGTATTTGCAGTGGAAAGCATCAAAACCTCGGTACGGCAGCAAAAAAGATGGGTGTAGAGATAACAACCTACACGGATATGCAGTATCGTTCCAATATCTGCGCCCTTCACGATGATGGGACGTGGCACAGTGAACTCTATTTTAAGGAAACGGATTATTATGGAGTAAACGGAACGGTAACAAAGAAACAGACCTATTGGTACAGACAGGATGTCATTATCAATGAGGGCGGTTCAAATGGTATCAAAGGATTTACCTTAAAATATTATGATTGGCTTGACGAGGATGGCACGGTAATAGATGTGGACAATCTCCCCGGTATGGTCGAGGAACTGTTCAATCAGGAAATCTTTGATGTACCGGAGGGAGAAACTGCACCGACGGAAGAATTTTTATATGCTGAAACATATACTCTCCGTCCGCAGTTGGTGGATGACACGATACTGGATAATGCCGTTCCAAGGTATGCAGATTACACTGCAACGCTCTATATTTACGCTGATGTTGAGTATGATGCATTTACTACGGATATTTATTATGATGGCGTTGTTACACTTGCTGACCTACCGGAGAATCCGATTATTCTGCCGGAGGAGCCTGTGCCGTTTATCAGAGATGCCATCGTTCAGCCATATACCTCTGAGGGAAAGGTCATCATAACTTGGATTACCAATTTTACGGATGCCTGTACGATAACCGTAAACGGCAATTCGCAACAAGTTTCCTGTGAGGATATTGTGGATGGATATTACACCTTTCATGCGGTGGTGGAGGCACCTCTTGGTGGTGAATATTTCTACACTATTGAAGGCAAAAACGGTGTAACGCTTACGAAGAGTTTTGCTATGCCGGATAATATGAGATTTCTCATTGCAGGTGACCCTCAGATTATTGCAGAAGATTCAGCTGAGAACTGGTATCGTGTGCAGACGATTCTTGACACGCTACCGACACTCATCATCAGCATGGGTGATCAGGTGGATGCTATCACGGATGGCCTAACGAGGACATCGCAGTATCATATGTTTACGGAACAGCATTCCGTTCCGATTGCGACAGTGCGAGGAAATCATGATAAAAACGAGCATTTCTTCGGTCATTATGGACTTCCAAATGCAGATGGAGGCAATTTTGCCTTTCTGCATAAGGGAGTCCTTTTTGTTGCTATCGATACAAATAATACGAACTGCCAATTCCACATCGACTATATTACAAAGGCTCTGGCAGAGCATGAATACACGTGGGCGATACTCCTTACGCACCACAGCTTGTATTCTGCAAGTAAGTCCGGTATTTCAGACAATGTGAATACGCTGCGAGAAGGACTGACGGACTTTATCGTAAATCAGACGGATATCTGTATGGTATTGGCGGGACATGAACATCATCTCAGCCGAACCACTTATCCCGGCAAACTGTTCTTCACAACGCCTACCTGCACAGGTTCAAAATACCATGTGCCGGACAATCCTTCTGCCGAATGGAATGAGGTTGTCATAGAGCAGAAAGAGCCGATGTATACGGTCATGGATGTTACCACAAATCAGATTACGCTGACTACCTATGATTATGAAGGAACAACGATTGATTCGTGTTCCATCGGGAGGTGATGCCTATGGGATATATTGCGTTTCCGCAGTCTTTTGCAGGGAAAAAGATTGTTCGTATTCATGATGTGAATACTGAAATTACAGTGGGAGCAACGGGCAGCGGCTATGATGCGTGGTATCGATACCCGGCTTCGTTTCTGATACCGGAGGGGGACCCGCAATTCAGCAAAGAAGGTAACACTGCTCTTGGTGCATACGGATATATGCTGAACTCCCGTACATGGTCATATGATGTGGGTCTTGCGCTGTTGGTGTTTGCCACCTCTGGTGATTGGGACATCGTGGATGAAATGCTGCACCGTCTGATGTTAGACCAGAATACAGACGGAAGTTGGAATTTCTCCTATGACATTTATATCGGGAAGTTATTTCACGATTATGTTCGTACCGGAGCAATGGGATGGGTTGTCTGGGGAATTTGTTATGCTTTGCTTACAAGAACTGACGGTAAAGATAAAACCGCTGAATGGCTTGAGATGTTAGAAAAAGGAGGCAGTTGGCTGTTATCTCGCCAAGTAACCAATAAGGATGACCCTCGTTACGGTCTTCTCCGAGGCGGCTATGGTGTTTATGACAATGATTACAACTATACCGACGTGGAGATTGAGTGGTGTTCGGTAGAGCATCAATGCTCTTCTCTGCAGGCATTGGAAGGCTGCGCCCTTGTGTTGAAAAAGAAGAAATACAAAGAGGCAGCGGAACTGGTACGTGACAAGTTGTTCTTAAAATGCTATGACACTGAAAACGGCAGATTTTTTCAAGGCATCAACGGCGGCAAACCGGATGAGGCATGGGCATTGGACTGTACCACTTGGGCAGGAATGCTCATTTTTTCTGTGGTGCATTCGGATTGTGCCAAAACCTGCCTTAATACCGCCTGCGAGGTCTATCTGACCACGGATAAGGAAATCGTCATGAGTTCTGAAACCGACTATTATAACGTGACCTACTCATCCGATGGCACATTTTCCGGTTTCAAACCTTACAGTGACAGAACAGCAGATTACGCAGGTGCGCCGGACATTGTATGGACAGAGGGTACTTTGGGGTATGCTGCACTTGCTCTTATGTTAGGACGTGCGAATGAAGCCAAGTTCTATGTGGATGAGTGTATCCGCCTGCAGGAATGCAACGGCAGTTCCGGCGGAGTGATATATACCACTGCCACCCACGGTACACTTCCGTGGGAGTTTCATGTTTGGGAGAGTGTTGTGTCTTCTGCGTGGCTCTATCTTATTATCAATAACCCTGATGTGCTGTTTCCAAGAACGCTCAGACAGGTTTATTACATGGCCAAAATCACAAATATTGAGGATGAACGGCCTTAAATACTTTATCAACAGATGGTTGTCCGATTGGGCAGCCATTTTGTTTTACAAAAATTTATGAAAGCGAGGATTTTACTATGAAAGATTTATGGAACACCATTCAAATCATTTTTACTGCCCTTGGCGGTTGGCTCGGCTGGTTCTTGGGAGGCTTTGACGGTCTTCTGTATGCACTGGTGGCGTTCGTGGTTGTGGACTACATCACAGGAGTCATGTGTGCCATTGTGGACAAGAACCTGTCCAGTTCCGTCGGCTTCAAGGGCATCTGCCGTAAGGTGCTGATTTTCACTTTGGTGGGCATTGCGCACATTTTGGATGCCAATGTTATCGGTGACGGCAGCGTACTCAGAACGGCGGTTATTTTCTTCTATCTCTCCAATGAGGGCGTGAGCCTTTTGGAAAACGCATCCCACCTTGGTTTGCCGATTCCGGAGAAGATGAAGGATATCTTGGAGCAGCTCCATAACCGTGCAGATGATACAGAAAGCGAGGGCAAGTAATATGAACTTACACAAACTTATTTTTACGGAAAACGCCTGCTACAAGGCAGGCAAAACTATCACTGTTAAAGGCATCATGGTTCATTCCACTGGTGCCAACAATCCAAATCTGAAACGCTATGTCGGCCCCGATGATGGTCTGCTTGGCAAGAATCAGTACGGCAATCACTGGAATACCTATCATCCCGGCGGCAGAGAGGTCTGTGTTCATGCTTTCATCGGCAAGTTGGCTGACGGCACGATTGCTACGTACCAAACTTTGCCTTGGAATCACCGTGGATGGCACGCCGGAGGCAGTGCAAACAACACCCATATTGGTTTTGAAATATGCGAGGACGGTCTTACGGATTATGCCTACTTTAAGAAGGTGTATCGTGAGGCCGTTGAACTTTGTGCCTACCTCTGCAAGGAGTATGGTCTGACCGAGCAGAACATCATCTGCCATTCCGAGGGTTACAAGCAGGGCGTTGCATCCAACCACGGTGATGTGATGCACTGGTTTCCAAAGCATGGCAAAAGCATGGACACCTTCCGTGCCGAGGTTAAGGCTCTGCTTGCTGCTGACACCAAAGAGGATACCGAGGATACTGTCGAGCCTGCGGTTACTTATCCTGAAAAGCTGACATCCGGTTATTACCGTGTGTGTAAGACTTGGAAGGACAGCAAATCCCAGGTAGGTGCGTATCGTATTCTTTCTAATGCAAAGGCAGCTGCTGATAAGAACCCAGGCACTTTCGTTTTTGCCAATGACGGCACGGTTATTTATCCTGCGGATGAAAGTTTCGAGCCGGATTACCGTATCCATACGGTGGTCAAGGGTGATACACTTTGGGATATTGCCGAGCAGTACCTTGGTAAAGGCAGCAGATACACTGAAATTAAAAAGCTGAACGGCCTGACTTCCAATGTGATTTACAGCGGTTGGAAGCTGAAGATTCCGAACTAACACGATGCCCTTTGAGGATTTTTTCCTTGGAGGGCATTATTTTTTTGCCTTTTGGGGGTTCGATTCAGCCAGTCTTTTCGCTTATAGACAAAGGGAACATTTCTACCGTTTCCGGATTGGAGGAGCCTATATGGAAGTACAGAGAATCGAAAACTTTAAAATACCAAATGCCGTGGCACACGAGATTACGCAGGAGGAATTGCAGTGTGAATACGACTTTTACATCGCACAGAAAACGCTTGAAACCATGTTCATGTTCGGCATGATTTCTGTGGATGAATTCCACAAAATATCGGCTGTAAATCGCAAAACTTTCTCCCCGTTTTTGTCAGAGATTATGGGCTAAATGACTTGATATTTCTGCGATAGTACGGGAATATGTCACTACCCAAAAAGCGAGGTGAGTTGATGAAAAAGATAACGAAAATTGGGGTAAACGAAACCCAGGTTCAAAAGAAAAAACTGAAGGTTGCAGCTTACTGCCGTGTATCCACAGCCAGTGATGAGCAGCTTATCAGCCTTGAGGCACAAAAGGCCCATTATGAAAATTACATCCGTTCCAATGACGAATGGGAGTATGTGGGTCTTTATTATGACGAAGGAATCACGGGTACAAAAAAGGATGTCCGTGCCGGACTTCTTTCTATGATTGCTGATTGTGAGGACGGCAAGATAGAGTTCATCATTACCAAGTCTATCAGCCGATTTGCGAGAAATACTACAGACTGCTTGGAGATGGTTCGCAAACTGATCGGCCTTGGGGTTCATATTTATTTTGAGAAAGAAAACATCAATACGGGGACAATGGAAAGCGAGTTGATGCTCTCTATTTTAAGCGGACTTGCAGAAAGCGAATCGATTTCCATTTCAGAAAATACGAAGTGGGCCATTCAAAGACGATTTCAAAACGGAACCTTTAAAATTTCCTATCCACCCTATGGCTATCAAAACATGGATGGTCAAATGATAGTAATTCCTAAGCAGGCTGAAATTGTAAAGTATATTTTTGCAGAAGTGTTATCGGGTAAAGGTACACAGAAAGTTGCAAATGATCTTAATCAAAAGGGTATCCCTTCAAAAAAAGGTGGCCGTTGGACGGCTACTACCATTCGAGGAATTTTGACTAATGAAAAATATACTGGTGATGTACTTTTGCAAAAGACCTATACTGACAGCCATTTTAACAGGCACACCAATTACGGTGAGAAAAATATGTACTTAGTAGAAAACCATCATGAGGCAATTATTAGCCATGAAGATTTTGAAGCTGTAGATGTCGTTCTCAATCAGAGAGCAAAGGAAAAAGGCATCGAAAAGCGCAACAGTAAATATCAAAACCGATATTCCTTTTCTGGCAAAATTATTTGCTCGGAATGTGGCAGTACCTTTAAAAGACGAATTCATTCATCTGGAAGAAAATATGTTGCTTGGTGCTGTAGTAAGCATATAGGCAATATAACGGAATGTTCTATGCAGTTCATTCGAGATGAAGATATAAAGACTGCTTTTGTTACGATGATGAATAAACTCATTTACGGTCAGAAGTTCATATTAAGACCACTTTTGAATGGGTTACGTAACCAGAATAATGTAGCGAGTTTTCGTAGAATTGAAGAGTTGGAAACTAAGATTGAAAACAACATGGAGCAGAGCCAGATGCTGACGGGTTTAATGGCCAAAGGATATCTGAAACCTGCTCTGTTTAATAAAGAAAAGAATTCATTGGAAGCAGAAAGAGAAAGTCTTCTTGCTGAAAAGGATCAACTTACTCACTCTGTAAACGGCAATTTTGCAAAAATGGAGGAAGTTGATCGTCTGCTCAAGTTTGCTACTAAGACCAAAACGCTCACAGCCTATGAGGATGAGCTGTTTGAAAATTACGTGGAGAAGATTATTGTGTTTTCAAGGGAGGAAATTGGATTTGAATTAAAGTGTGGAATCACATTGAAGGAAAGGTTGGTGAATTAGATGGGTCACATGCCCTATGGATATAGAATTGAAAACGGTAAGGCTGCTGTAGATGATATAGCAGCAGAGCAGGTAAAAGAATTATTTTCAGGATACTTGGCAGGACTTTCCTTGAAGGATGCTGCTAAAAAAGCTGGGATAGACTGCTACCATGCCACAGTAAGTAAGATGTTACAGAATAAGCACTACCTTGGCGATGAATTCTACCCTCCAATTATTGATGAGGAGACATTTGAAAAAGCAAGTTTAGAAAAACAAAAACGAGCAGAAAAGCTCGGAAGGATATGGGAACCTAAAGATGTGCCGGAAACGGATTATTCTGTAAAGTTCAAAGCAAAACCTCTGGTGCAAAAATATGACGACCCATACAAGCAGGCGGAATATGCCTACAGTTTAATAGAAAGTGAGGTGTAACAAGTGGCGGTAAGTAGGAATGTAACAGTGATTCCGGCAATTAAACGGGTTGGAAATAATAAAAATAGTGAAAGCAAACCCAAAATACGAGTGGCTGCTTATTGTCGTGTTTCAACGGATAGTGAGGAGCAGGCTTCAAGTTATGAAATTCAGATTGAGCATTATACAAACTATATTAAGAAGAACAAGGAATGGGAATTGGCAGGTATTTTTGCGGATGACGGCATCACAGGCACAAATACCAAGAAGCGTGATGAATTCAACCGTATGATTGAAGCGTGTATGGCAGGAAATATTGATATGATCATCACAAAATCCATCAGCCGATTTGCCAGAAACACGTTGGACTGCCTTAAGTACATCCGTCAGTTAAAGGATAAAAACATTGCTGTGTTCTTCGAGAAAGAGAATATCAACACCATGGATTCTAAGGGTGAAGTCCTGCTGACCATTATGGCATCCCTTGCCCAACAGGAAAGCCAATCCTTAAGCCAGAACGTTAAGCTAGGTATTCAGTATCGCTATCAGCAAGGTGAAGTTCAGGTCAACCACAAGCGTTTCCTTGGATACACCAAAGATGAAAACAAGCAACTAGTGATTGACCCAGAGGGTGCTGAGGTTGTTAAACGGATTTACAGGGAGTACCTTGAGGGGGCGAGCCTTTTACAGATAGCAAGAGGACTAGAAGCAGACGGTATACTTACGGCGGCAGGCAAAGCCAAATGGAGACCGGAAACACTGAAAAAGATACTGCAGAATGAAAAGTACATCGGTGATGCCCTTCTACAAAAAACATATACGGTTGATTTCCTTTCTAAAAAGCGAGTCAAGAATAACGGCATCGTTCCCCAGTATTATGTGGAAAACAGCCATGAACCTATCATTCCCCGTGACCTTTTTATGCAGGTTCAAGAAGAGATGGTTCGAAGAGCGAATCTTCGTGGCGGTAAAGGCGGTAAAAAGCGGGTCTATAGCAGCAAGTATGCTTTATCGAGTATTGTTTACTGCGGACAGTGCGGCGATATTTACCGACGGGTACACTGGAATAACCGAGGTTACAAGTCTATTGTTTGGAGATGCGTCAGCCGTTTGGAGGAAAAAGGGTCTGAATGCACTGCCCCTACCATAAACGAGGAAACATTACAGACAGCAGTTGTTAAGGCTATTAACGAACTTTTGGCTACCAAAGAACCCTTCCTCTCAACGCTACAGAAAAACATAGCTACTGTACTTAATGAAGAAAATGATAATGCAACAGATGATATTGATAGCAAATTGGAAGAATTACAACAACAGCTTCTTATACAAGCAAAGTCCAAGAATGACTATGAAGATGTGGCTGATGAAATTTACCGCCTTCGGGAAATGAAGAAAAATTCACTGGTTGAAAATGCAGAGCGAGAAGGAAAAAGGCAACGAATCGCTGAAATGACTGATTTCTTGAATGAACAATCCTACGAGTTGGAGGAATATGATGAGCAGTTAGTAAGGCGGCTTATTGAAAAAGTAACGATATATGAAGATAAGCTCACCGTTGAATTCAAGTCTGGGATTGAGATTGACGAAGAGATATAGAATATTAACCGCCAATTAAGGGCTATCACCATTTGGCGGTTTTTAATGGATTTTTTTAATTTAAAAGTTGCTTAAAATGACTTATTGTGTTAAAATATATGATGATCCAAATAAGAATTTAGGAGGAACCGAAACTATGACAGCCTCAATGCGTTTAAGATAAGCTGGCAATAAAAAAAGCAGAATCTATCCCCGATGATAGGCTTTTTTGTTGTGCTTATTTATACGATATTGAGCATTCATTAGTTACGGTGAGGATATAGGTTATTAAACTATACCTTTATTTAACTATGTCTTTAATATGAATGTTTCCAAATTGTATGTATGCAGACCAAAAGCCACATTGTGGATTTAGGCCTGCATTTTTTATTGCCTAGAATGCTATTCAAAATAGAAATTCAAGCAAAATAATATGCAGGAGATAATATAAATGGAAAAATACAACAATTGGAAACTTAAGTTTTATACAATATGGGCAGGGCAAGCAGTATCATTAATCACTAGTGCCATCCTGCAAATGGCGATTATTTTTTACCTTACAGAAAAAACTGGATCTGCGATGGTCTTGTCTATGGCTTCACTAGTAGGTTTTTTACCCTATGCGGTCTTTGGACCTGCAATTGGTGTGCTAGTGGATCGTCATGATAGGAAGAAGATAATGATTGGTGCTGATTTAATTATCGCAGCAGCTGGTGCAGTGCTTGCTATTGTTGCATTCTATATGGAGCTACCTGTCTGGATGGTTATGATAGTATTGTTTATCCGTAGCATTGGAACAGCTTTTCATACCCCAGCACTCAATTCGGTTACACCACTTTTAGTACCAGAAGAGCAGCTAACGAAATGCGCAGGCTATAGTCAGTCTTTGCAGTCTATAAGCTATATTGTTAGTCCGGCAGTTGCAGCACTCTTATACTCCGTTTGGGATTTAAATGCTATTATTGCCATCGACGTATTGGGTGCTGTGATTGCATCTATTACAGTAGCAATTGTACGTATACCTAAGCTGGGTGATCGAGTGCAAAGTTTGGAACCAAATTTCATAAGAGAAATGAAAGAAGGAATTGTCGTTCTGAGACAAAACAAAGGATTGTTTGCCTTATTACTCTTAGGAACACTATATACTTTTGTTTATATGCCAATTAATGCACTATTTCCTTTAATAAGCATGGATTACTTTAATGGAACACCTGTGCATATTTCTATTACGGAAATTTCCTTTGCATCTGGAATGTTAGCAGGAGGCTTATTGTTAGGAAGATTAGGGAGCTTCGAAAAGCGTGTATTACTAATAACAAGTTCTTTTTTTATAATGGGGGCCAGTTTAGCCGTTTCGGGAATACTTCCTCCAAATGGATTTGTAATATTTGTAGTTTGCTGTGCAATAATGGGGCTTTCGGTGCCATTTTATAGCGGTGTGCAAACAGCTCTTTTTCAGGAGAAAATTAAGCCTGAATATTTAGGACGTGTATTTTCTTTGACCGGAAGTATCATGTCACTTGCTATGCCAATTGGGTTAATTCTATCTGGGTTCTTTGCTGATAGAATCGGTGTAAATCATTGGTTTTTACTATCAGGTGTTTTAATTATTGGCATTGCCATAGCTTGCCCCATGATAACTGAGGTTAGAAAATTAGATTTAAAACAAAATTCATAGGAGGGACCATATTTATGTATTTAATTTTCATGTAATTCTTCCTGCTAAAATCGCAGGGTTTTCCCTGCGTACAAGCAAAAGAAAACATGCGATTATAGACAGGAGGAAATGTTATGGAATTGATATTAAAAGCAAAAGACATTCGTGTGGAATTCAAAGGACGCGATGTTTTAGATATAAATGAATTAGAAGTATATGATTATGACCGTATTGGTTTAGTAGGAGCAAATGGTGCTGGAAAAAGCACTTTACTCAGGGTACTTTTAGGAGAATTAACTCCCCCAGGATGTAAAATGAATCGTCTGGGTGAACTTGCCTATATTCCCCAGTTGGACGAAGTAACTTTGCAGGTGGAAAAAGATTTTGCACTTGTAGGCAAGCTCGGTGTTGAGCAATTAGATATACAGACCATGAGCGGTGGTGAAGAAACAAGGCTTAAAATAGCACAGGCCTTATCGGCACAGGTTCATGGTATTTTAGCGGATGAACCTACGAGCCATTTAGACCGTGAAGGAATTGATTTTCTAATTGGACAGCTAAAATATTTTACAGGTGCACTGTTAGTTATTAGCCATGACCGCTATTTTCTTGATGAAATAGTAGATAAAATATGGGAACTGAAAGATGGCAAAATCACTGAGTATTGGGGAAACTATTCTGATTATCTTCGTCAGAAAGAGGAAGAACGCAAGAGCCAAGCTGCAGAATACGAACAATTTATTGCGGAACGTGCCCGATTGGAAAGGGCTGCGGAGGAAAAGCGAAAACAGGCTCGTAAAATAGAACAGAAGGCGAAAGGTGCTTCAAAGAAAAAAAGTACTGAAGGCGGAGGGCGTTTAGCTCATCAAAAATCAATAGGAAGTAAGGAAAAAAAGATGCATAATGCCGCTAAATCCCTAGAGCACAGGATTGCGGCCTTAGGAAATGTAGAAGCTCCGGAAGACATTCGCAGAATTCGTTTCAGGCAAAGTAAAGCATTGGAGCTCCATAATCCATACCCTATAGTCGGTACGGAAATTAATAAAATATTTGGGGATAAGGCACTGTTTGAAAATGCATCTTTTCAAATTCCTCTAGGAGCAAAAGTGGCGTTAACTGGTGGTAATGGAACCGGAAAAACAACTTTAATCCAAATGATCTTAAACCATGAAGAAGGAATTTCTATTTCACCTAAGGCAAAAATAGGTTACTTTGCACAGAATGGTTACAAGTACAACAGTAATCAGAATGTCATGGAGTTTATGCAGGAGGATTGTGATTACAATATATCAGAAATTCGTTCAGTGCTAGCATCTATGGGGTTCAAACAGAACGATATTGGAAAAAGCTTATCTGTTTTAAGCGGTGGAGAAATTATAAAATTGTTGCTAGCTAAAATGCTCATGGGTAGATATAACATCCTACTAATGGATGAACCCAGTAACTTCCTTGACATACCAAGTTTAGAGGCTTTGGAAATACTAATGAAGGAGTATGCCGGAACTATCGTGTTTATCACCCACGATAAACGCTTACTCGAAAATGTAGCTGATGTAGTTTATGAAATTAGAGATAAGAAAATAAATCTGAAACATTAAATTTAAGGTAGTCGCTGGTCAGTATAGTCTGTTCTGGCTGGCGGCTCCATTGTTAAAAAGTATAAAGACTTTTTTCTAAAAATATTATTCGTTGAGAATGAGATTGGAGGGTTTATATTGTTTATACGAGTAGTTCCGTACGACCCCTTTTGGGAAGTAGAGTATGAAAATGAATCACAGAAGATAAAGAATATATTGAAGGATATATTGGTGGAGGTTTACCATATTGGCAGTACAGCAGTCAAAGGGTTAGCCGCTAAATCAATCATTGATATAATGCCCGTAGTGACAAATATTAGTTTGGTTGATAAGCATAACAAAGAATTTGTAGCGATTGGTTATGAGTGTATGGGTGAGTTTGGTATTGAAGGACGTAGATATTTCCGCAAAGGCGGCGATAACAGGACACACCAGATTCATATTTTTGAGCAAAGCAATCACAAAGATATTAATAGGCATATAGCAGTAAGGGACTTTCTGCGTACACATCCAGACATCGCTTTAGAGTATGGTGAATTAAAGATGGAGCTGGCTTATCGATTCTCGGAGGATATTGAAGGCTACTGCACTGGTAAGGATGCATTTGTAAAGCAACTAGAAAAGGATGCTTTGCTATGGTATCAAAATAATGAATCATATAAAACACGATAG